TTCTTTTAGCAGTTTTAGATTTAGGATATTTCATGTCAAGTTTTCTCATTCTTAACATGTAAGGAGTAAAAGGTCTTCGGTGATAATTAAAGGGTCGTCTTTCTCTGTTTTCATTATTAGCAGCCTTATTTTCAAGATATTTTCTTTCTTGTTCCTTGTAAACTTCATTAAAGTGTCTAACTCCAGCCATATTAGTATTTTTTATACCTATTATCCTACGCCAGTCATCTCTAAATTCATCAACATTTTCGGCAGGAACATTTAATCCGTTAAACAGGCTTGATGCACTTCTATTAGAGTAAACGCGACGACCAACTACGGTACCTCTTGGTCCTTGTAATCGTTCTAATCTTTTTTCTAAATCAACCATATTTTCTTCTAAATAAGGGTTTGAAGATTCGTCACGAAGAACGTGAGGTGGCGAATTGGTTAAATTTCTTAATCTTCTCTCAAGATCTGACATTCGCGAGTTAGTTGAAATGGGAGTTAACGCGTTTAATCTTTTTTGTAAAACAGACATTGGAGAGTTAGGATAGTTAACAGATGGATTGGCCGATGCATTAAAAAATTCTTCATTAGAACTTACATTTTCTGCTTTTCGGGAATTTCTTCTACGCGGCATTATAATATCTTATATAAAATTTATGGTTTAGGAGACTTAGGTGACTTAGGTGAAGGAGTCCTTGATTTTTTAGCTTTTGGAGACGCGATTTTATTACCGCTTCTTTTAGATTTTAATCTATTTGCTTGTTCTTGATTTGCAGGACCGCTATTCGCAGGTCTTTGAAATGCTCTAAAGTTAAGAGCGTTCGCTGGTTGCCCTGCCATTAATCCTGATACAACGCCTGGTGTTGAAAGAACAGCCATCTGTTCTCTAACTGTACCATTTTTTAGTCGTTGTAATCTTGCGGAAAGAGAATTTAAACTAGAATCTTCAGCCTGGGCGACCTGGGCAAGAGAAGCAGATGCAGCCATCTCTGCTGGTGTTTGAAGACTTTTCATTCTTGCTTGAAGCGCATTTAATCCAGAGTTAACCTTTCTAGTATTGTTTGCTCTACGTTGTTCAAGAGCCGCTTGAAGAACCCTTTGATTAGGTCTGGAATCGCCAATAGGCTCTACAAGTCTCCTTCCCTGGTTAGGTTGTATTCTGGACTGAATATGAGGAGCGTTTGTTGGAGCATTGACAAAAGCCAACATGGGTTCTTCTTGTACGATAGTAAGCGATTCAATGGCACGAATTCTTTCTTCTAGACCACGTAAGTCTCCAGAACCAGCATTAATTACAAGATCAATCATTTCATTTGAAACAGATTGAATGCCTGCAAGGATAAGAGAATTTCTTATATCTAGTCTTTGACTTGGTGTAATTGCTGCAACACGGTCTATACTACCTTCAATTTCATCTAGAGTCCTGCCACGGTTATGAATTCTTCTACCTTCGCCATCTTGTAAAGCAGAAACTCTATTTTGTTGTTCGGCATATGTAGCAACTGCTCTAGTTATCACTTCACTAAGTTGAGCGATAGATGTTTGCAATGCATTTACTTGACTTACTCCGCTATTAATACTTGATTGATTGCCTGCAATTTGCTCGCGTAAAGCATTCTCTTCTATTCTTAACCGTTCAGCCTCAATACGAAGCCTTTCAGCATCCGCTCTAGCAGCTGCCTCGGCGATTGACGCGGTCTGTTCTGCCGCATTTCGGGCCATTTGCATTTGAGCGTTTTTAAAGGCCGAATTTCCTACAGCTGCCGCTCTTTGTTCTTCTTGTGCGACTCTATTTCTCTCGGCAACTACTTTTTCTAATTCAAACCGTTCTCGTTCTAAAGTCATTCGGCTATTTTGTAGTTCTTGAGTTGCTTCTCTTAACGCAAGTTCTCTATCAGCCCTTATGCTTTGTTGAAGTTCCAAAGATACTCGTGCATCTTCTCTGTTTTGGTCTCTTTCAGCTAATCTTACTCTATAATCCTCTCTTTGTGATAAATAAAATTCTCTTGCATCCTGTACCTTATCACGAACATCTTTTATAGCGGCGGCTCGCTCTTTTTCAACATTGCTTTTTTGCGCGGTATTCAACCTGATTGTTTGTAGTTCTCTCAAAAATGTCTCGCCTCCGTCTGGTCTAATAGAACGGACATATTCGTTTGTTGCATTTGCGTTATACTTGTATGGATACATTCTTTGTTCTGAGAGATCGGCATTTATAGTAACCTGAGCGTTAAATTCGGAAAAATTATCAAACATGCTATTTAACGAATTCCCAAGAGTCCATACAGCACTGATTGTCTTGGCGTTTGATACTAGTACAAAGCCAGCGCTAAGCATGTCTATTCCTGCAGTAATAACATCTGCAAACCCGTCACCATTAAAGAAATAACCAATATTTGAAAATACTCTTCTGTTTGTTAGACAATATAGAAACGTTGTCGCAAGATAGAAATATAATTTGTAAAAACTATAAGAACCTGGTGCATCTGCGCACCAGTCAATAGTCGGAATACTTTTACTAAGATCAGGAACAGCGGGGATCCATGAACTTTTTTCCTTGAGTTTTCTTGCCTTTTCTGCTTCTTCACGCGCTTTAGCCACGATTTCAGCCTTGGTATTACATTTACTATATCTTCGGTCTAACCAACTATTTGTATCTGCCAACTTTTTTTTCATGATAATCCAAGTTTTTACAGTAAATTTAAGTTTTCTTTCTTCTTCATATTCGTCTACGGACAAAGTTGGAAAGAACTCTCCGCCATCTCTCCATAATTCTTCGTATTCAGGTCTTAATCTTGTTTCCATACTCTTTGCAGGATTCAAAGTTTGTAACAATCTTTTAACTGAACTTGGTCTTTCTCCTTGACGATATAAAGTCATCACTTGTCCGAATTCCTTTTTACTTCCTTTGTATTTTTCAGGAACACCCGTGCTTGAATTATGAGTTGCTTTTCTTATAGCCTCGTCTGCAATTCTTCTTGCCTCATCTTCTTCCGCGTCTTTTATTTTTCTTGCAGCATTTTGTGCAATTTTTATTGCGTCATCTGCCTTCAACTTTGAAATGTCTTCGGATATCTTTTTCAACATCTCTGAAAACTGATCCACTCCTTTTTTGGCTGCAGCTGCCGCCTCAAGTGCGGTCGCATATGCTGCTTCTGTTGATGCCTTAACAGAAATATCTGCGTCTATATTTAATTCTTTCGCGGCCTCTGCGGCCTTAAGCGCCTCCTTATAAACTTTGTTTGCTTCTTCGTAAGAAGCCTTTATACTCATATTTTCTTTAAGCATTGATGCAAGTTTCATCTTAAAGGTTGGTGGCATATTGGCCTGAGGTCTGGGCGCTTGTGGTTGTTTAACGGTTTTTGAAGACGCTTTGAATCCTTGTATGTTGTATTGTGCAAATAATTCTTTTGTAGCCCAAAGCGCATGAAACGCGTGCCAAGCAGTTGGCGCTAAACTCAAAAGACCTTGACCTCTGGCTCCATATGCGTGAACTGCAGAATAGGACGACATTAATGCTACAGCAAAATTTGCAATGGGTTTTGTTAACCCAGGAGGAAATACCAAATTAAACCTTTCTTCTATAATAGCGACAGATGTTCCAACGCCTAACACAGCCTTCTTAAGCGCTTTTTCAGATGGACCGAATTGAAATGCGCTGTTGAGTGTATTATAAAATCTCCTTCCTTCAATACCCTTTGCATTTTCTATCTCCAGTCTATCTTCTGCGATGTCTATAATGATTCCAGCAACAGCCGCACGACATTTATGTTCAATAATTGCCATTTGTTCCGGTGTAAGAAAAAATCTATCTACCGCTTCTTGTGATGCAGCCAATAGTTTTGACTGATCTAGTGTTTTAAATGGTTCGGTTGGTTGTCCGATCTTTTCAAATACTGCTCTGGTCCTTTCATTAAATTGTTGTTGTTGTTCTGGATTCATCTGATTGGGTAAAACAACACCTAACACAGGATCGGCTGCGCCTACGCCTGCTGCTGCTGCTCCTCCGCCTGCACCTTCTTCTCTCCCTCGTTCTGCTACAATATGTTCAAACGAAAGACGCTGGATTTCCTTTCTTTTTAACATTATTTCCTCTTGCTCTCTTAAATGTACCATGTCTTCAACTCTTTTATTAAATTCTAAACACATACTGCTCATTATGTATTCCCTGAATAACTTTCTAAACTGTGCAACAGGTTGGTCTGTAATAAAGGTGTCATCAATAATAAACAAATGGAACTTGGCCAACTGTGCTCGTAATCTACTAACTCTTTGAGGCGTATAATCACCGCGACTTTGTTTGTTTAACATATTTCTTACCGTTACGTTTTTAGAAACATTCATTCCATTCTGTTCTATTTTTGTAAAATTTAATCTACTCGTATTTACATTTCTTAAGTGAGAAGGTACATTTTTCAAAAAAGATGGTACAAACCTATATTTTCTAAGTTTTCTGGTAAGAGGGCTAAACAAGGATGAATCTACTCGTGGAGTTACAAACCTCGTTTGGGGATCAAACATACCTGCTGTAGCAACGAAAAAGGCGGAAAAGCAGCCGCCAAGCGCTACTCCAGCCGTACCTGTAGTCGTCAATAAACCTCGCTTGGCTAATTCATCTATACCAGTTCCTTCTTTGAAAATACGTCTTATAATCTCTTGAGCGTCTTCTATCGTATTGACACCTTTCGTAGAACACAACTTTAACATGGCAGGTGAAGCCATACATGCAAGTGTTCCAAATACGGTTGATCCGGCTACTGTCATAGCAGTGAAAGAAGCGCCTGCAAAAATAGGACTATTTACTATATATAAATATAAACTTGACCTTCTACGGACTGCGTCTTGGTCTGAATGTTGTAGTCCGCGACCTCCTCCGCCACCGCCGCCGCCGCCTCCACCTCCGCCTCCGCCTCCGCCTGGTCTACCAGAGGACGGTCTCTGGGCCATGGCTCCACCTTTCATAGTCCTGGACCGTTTAACAGATTTTCTTTTTCTAGACATACGTTGATAGTCATTTAAATAACCCTTGTCAGTATAAAATCTAGTTAAATGGGTGGTATAAGAAAGAAGATAATCTTGTAAACAGTATTGTTTTCCGTATCCATAAAGAAGATAATTCAAATGTAAAATGTATTTGACAGGTGCTTCTATTTCATTTAAAAAGGGAAACTCTACAAGAAACTGTTGATAAGTTGGAAATAAATCTTGTTTTCCGCTTTCAAGAGACATGCTATTTATATCTAATCCAAAGTTGCTTTTAATGTCATTCAAAGTACAAAACCTCATAAAATCTGCATACTTCAATGGGTTTGTAAATATTTCTCGGTCTATACCTGTCATAGGAGACGAAAACACAAGATCGTTAAGTTCTCTAAAATGGAAATAACTAGTATTTGTATCCCTTTTTTTCCTTAAAAAAGTTAAATAACCAGATATTGCTCTATTTACACATTCATAAGTTGTTCCAACTTTATCAGGACGTAGAATTAATAAAAGTTTTTTAAAGTCTTTACACTGAGGATATCTTTCTTCAAAAATTCTAACATATCCTTCTAATTCCTGGAATGACTTTAAATCGCCATTAAATTCACAACTCATATAATATTAAAATATATTATTCTTTGAAATGCGGATACGTGCTTTAGAACTCATATGATAGTAAATATGCTCACAACATTGCGGATAATTTTCTTGGATATAAATGGCGGGGTTTAATTCCTTTTTTAATTTATTTAAAGTAATGGACCGTTCTTCGTCTGTAATAAAGCGTTTAATATCTTCATAATAACCGCTGTAATGATAGGGTTTAAAAACCTCGGTTCTATAAATGGCAAACCCGTTGAAAGCCGAATAACACGGAAATAAATCATCTGCTTTTTCCAATTTAGAAGTAATGTCTTTCTTCATGTGATCTACTACGGCATATGAATGCATATGAAATCCCCAGCAATGATGCTTGTAATCTTCGTATAATAAAGCCCAAATATCATAATAATCTTTGCGATTGAAAGAGAGAGAATCCCATGTATCTTGTGAAAGGTATGAAAGAATCATATCTATATTCCAGGTTTCTTGATTTACGTCATCCGCATCAATCATAAAATGAAAGTCGGTATTCAGATTGTTTATAATACTTAATCCAGTGTTTCGTGCATTTGCAATCCTTACTGCGCGTAATTCATGATCGTTCCTTTGAGAAATGGTATGTACGTTAAAAGTAGATACAGACTGATAGGTCTTTAATAAATTCTCTGAGTTATCAGTGCAATTATCATAAACAAAGACAACCGAAAACGTTTTAAACCGCGAGCCCAAGTTGTTAAGATTTAAAAAGATACGTGGAAGATACTGTTCGCAGTTACGAACACACAAACAGCATGACACATTTAGGTCCAACTTTTCAGGCTTTAAATACTTACGGATTTTCTCCTTATCTTTTAAAGCCAACTCTCTTGTAGAGTCGCGTAAAGCCTCTACTTTTCTTTGAGCGTCATCTGCAAAATTCTCGTCAGAATTAATTACATAGCGCGGCTCACCGCCTTCATTAGAGCAATAATGGTGTCGTAAGGGGAAAAAAAGTTCAGGCGAATAAACGTAATTGTACCAGTCATCGCAGCACCAATTAATAATGGACTCTGGAAAGAATTCGCCAAAGATATGCATGTGTTCGCGCGAGACAAAGGCTTGGGTTAAAATACGCGGATTGTTATTGATGGGGCCAGTAAGACCAACATTCTTGTTTTCTTGTAACTTTTGGATACAATCATTCACCCAGTTTTTTGTTTTAAAAGAAATGTCATCGCCGCATTGATAAAAGTAGTCACATCCATCATCATAAGATTGTCTAAACAATCGGTTCCATATGGCAGTCAAATGTCCGGGTTTCTCATTCATTTCAATGTATTTTATTTTGATATCTGCGTATATTTTCTCAATAATTCGCGAGTAATCTTGTTCAGCCTTGTTAGAAAAAATCCTATCGCCCTTATCATAACCAATGTAAAGGATATAGGTATGACCTTCAGAACGACTTGTAACGAAAGACTTTAGATAGTAATTAAAAAGATAGGATTCTTTTATAGAAGACCAATTACGATTGCGCGAAGTACACGGAATTAACAACCCGATTTTCATTTTAATAATAATAATATAAAATTATTAAGTTATAATTATTATGATTCTTATTTTATATTTACTTTTTATTTGGTATTTAGTTGTTAAAATCAACGAGGAATATTATGTGCACGTATGTTCGCTCGGTACACTGTGTCATTCCACTAAAATAATTATGAATAATAAATTAAAACTAGAGTCATATCCTTTTGATTGGATCTATTCAAACCCGAAAAATGTATTACATATGATAGAGGACGATTTCAAAACATTTTTAGATAAATCATTTTATATTGGAAATAAAACAAGGGCAGGACATACAGAATATGATGATAATTTATTTAATCATCATAATCCAAAAGATAATGAAGTTCAATATAATTATTTTGTAAGATGTGTCAACCGGTTTAGGCGGTTGTTGAAGACGAGACAAAAAAAGTTATTTGTTTCTGCATTTTTAAACTGCTCTTTTGAAAACTTTTTTGAGTGTAAAGAGCAGGTTTTAAAGATAAAAAATGCTCTTGATAGACGGACAAAAAACTTCAGAATTTTCGTCCTATTTCATATACCAAGCAAAAATAATAGACATTTCATGTTTACTCATGATGACACGGATTTTTGTTTATTGTATACGACCCATTCTGATGGATTAAAATTCAATAATGTAAAAGATAACGAATACATCAATCAAATCTTGAATAATAAATACAAGTTTGATGTGTGTAATCTTAATTAATATTAGGAAAAAGAAGTTCCTCTTCTAAAGGTAAAGGTTTTGTCTCAGGTTTTAACTCGGGTTTTGCATTAGGAAATTTTCTTTCAACCTCCTTTTTATAATCTTCCCTCAGAGCGGCAGATGCATCGCAACTTTTTTGAAAGTCAGATGGAAATGTCTTATCATAATAACGTGCATATGCATTATATGTGTAACCGTCCATATAGAAAAATAGATAAATTAAAAATTGAAAGAAAACGAAATTATTATAGTAATGTAGAAATGTCGCTAACTTTTTCGGAGATAAAACAAAGGTGTCAAATACTTATGGGTATGCGCGAAGAACTTATTGTAATACGTGATAACTTTGATGAAAAAATGAGGTATTGCGAATCCTTAAAAAATGAAATAAAAAGAGGCGGACTTGCATCTAAATACATACAACTTGAGTTGGTAGATGCGATAAAGAATCTGGAGGATATTCGCTTAGAATTTGAAAAAAAACATAAGGAACATACCGATCTAAAAGGATCAATTGTACCCAATGATTTTCTTGATGCAAGATACACGGAAATAAAAGAAAAAGAATCGGAAATTAATGAATCCATGAAGAGGAATGATACAATTCGCGAAGAATGTGAAGAAATGGATATGATACTTGAAGAGGTTTGCAGAGAATATGAAGAAATAAAAAATGAAATAGAAGTCATGAATAATAGTCATCATGATAATTATGACTACGGAAATAACCTATATAAAAGAAATAAGGAGTGTTTGTCTCGGTTGACAAGGCTGGAAAATGATATTATAAGGCATAGAAGTATGTACGAGAAAGGGTTTGAAGAGAATCAACGAAAAAAGGAGGAGATAAACAAAGAACTGACAGAGTTTTTCAAAATATGCAGGGAGTTAGAAGAGGACCCCGAATTAGAAGAGGGCGTTCTCTTGTAGACTTGAATGAATTATTTTTACTAGTTGTTCAATAATACTATTTTTATCCGTATGGTAATGCCATTTATTATGCCAGTGATAACAAAAACAGCCCTTATAAAAGTTGTTGAAATCATAGGTTTCATTTGTAGGATTAAAAAAATTTGAATGGCCTATATTGTACGGATTTTCAAGCCAGTCTGGGTCAAACCAACTGCACGGTAAAACAAGTATATCTAAAGGTAAATCATACGTCAGTCTTGCTTGTTGAAATCCCCAACCAAGATCACGATTTATAATAAACTCTATCATATGTTTCATTTTTTCTGACTTTGGTTCTAAGGAGATAAAGATGGCGTTGTTAGGATAAGGTTGACTCTCCCATTGATAAAGACATATTTCTTTTTCAAAGTTTTTGAAAATAGGATCAAAACTTCTTAAAAAGAAGCAATCTAAATCAAACCATATTCCTCCGTAATTATATAATAAAAAACTTCTTATACAATCGCTATATAAAGGTGTATTTAAAAATATGCGTGTGTTTATATTAAAATTTACGGTTTCATTCGCGAATAAAAGTGGTTTAATTTCTGCATATCTTTCTATCTCCTTATTGTAATCATTTGGATTGTTATTTTCTAACCATAATATGATGCGATGTTTATTTTTAAATACGTTAAAATAGTAGCAAGATAGTATAGAATACAAATGTTTTTCATTTAAATCTCCATTCCAATAACAATGAAAAATAACAGGTTTATCATAGATTCCTTTCAAAATATTTGCTTTTTCTATCGCTTCTTTATAGTCATTATTATTTATTAGTAATTTCATTATATATATCAATTGTATTTTTGAAACAATTTAATTACGCTTATACAATAGTAGTTAATGTTTATCAATCATCTTTTTACTTATGTTAGTATTATGAGTAAAAAGTATGACATTGATGAATCTCACGGTTTGTCTCATAGCATGAATGTGTTGAACCACGCACAAAATATATACAACAGCGAAGTTTCTAAAAACCCTTACTTGGAATCCCAACAAAAAATAATTTATACTTCTGCCATTCTACATGATATGTGCGACAAAAAATATGTAGACGAGACAGAAGGTATACAGTCTATTACCGATTATATAAAGGACGAGGTTACTCCAAAAGAGTTGGACGTGATTAAAACGATTGTTAAAACCATGTCGTATTCTAAAGTATCTAAGTACGGCTATCCTATGTTGGGAGAATATATGTTAGCCTATCACATTGTGAGAGAGGCGGATCTTTTATCGGCATACGACTTTAACCGGTGTATTATCTATGGACTACACAAAAAAGAACATTGTGTAACCATCATAGATGCCTTTTTAGAGGCCCGTAAGTTATTTAACGTTAGAGTATTAAGATACATCGTGGACGGCCTTTTTGTAACAGACTATTCAAAAGAGTTGTCTAAGAGTCTACACGAGGACGCGATTAAAAGTATACAACTATGGGAACAATTACATCAAGATAAAGATATTATAACAATTGATTAAAGTCATATCTTTTTTGGAAAACAATTTATAATTATACCTGGTTTTAATATAATGGAATGTGTAATATGCTTTGAAGTTGCAGAACCATTTATGTTACCGTGTAATCATTCTGTATGTTTAGATTGTTATCGCAATAAAGACCTAAGAAAATGTCCCTTTTGTAGGAAAGAAATAAAACCTGTCGTGCTTCATCACGTAGAAATACTTGTAACAGAGCCTTATGTAATACAACCCGTTGTTACACAGGAATTATGTACGACTGCATTATGCCTTAGTTTTTTAATTATAGTTGTGTGGTTAAGTTTATTAGTTAATAGTTAATATATGGAGTGTGCCATTTGTTTTGAAGAAAATGATCCCTTTATTTTACAGTGTAAACATTCCGTTTGTTTAGACTGTTATCCAAAAATAAGATCGTGTCCCTTTTGTAGGAAAGAAATAAAGCAAAAATTTTCTCTTCTTCACTTTTTATACAAACGACTTGAGATTTATTTCAACGAATATTTGTTTTCATAAATCCTTTTACCATTAATGTGTGTAGTTGCATAACATTTTTTAACAAAATGCCCTGTCCTACCGCACCGAAAACAGGTCTTAAATGTTTCATTTATTTTTTCTATATCATCGTCTTCGTCTTCAAAAAGAGATTCAATACTATCCAATACTTTGTTTAAGAAACATTTTATTTTTCTATGCGGTGCAAAATAACTTGTAGGACATTGACACATTTTATTTTTCTTTTTTAGAATTCTACATTTATTTGCAAAATGTTGATCACTTCCACACATATAACAACGATCATTTACACCATTAATGATTTGTTGTAAAGTATTTATGTTTTCGTCGCTTAACCGAATTTGACAAAAACTTCCGCCGCGAACATTATTTATACCATATTTTTCCATACATTTCAGGGTGTGTTTCTCTTCATCATAGTTATCGCAGTCGGGAACAATTTCTACTACAGATAAAGGCTTATATTTTTTAGTCCACGCAGAACCATTAGACGCAAAATGAGTTTCTATTCTGTATTCAGGATCTTCTGTTTTTCCCACGTAATATTTACCTTCTTCCAATTGAAGAATATAAACAAACATTTTCTACTATATCTTATGGTTAATAGTTTATTCAATTTTATAAAATTGAATTTAAATTAATAGATACTAAATTACTTAAAATGGAGTGCATTGTCTGTATCAAAACGGTTCATCAAAAACAAGAGGAATGTGTCAAATACTCATACAAGTATATTATTCTCTTTATTTACGCTTGCGCGATGGGAATTATCCTGAGATATATTGTAAATAATAATTAAAACTTGGTCTTTTTAACGTTGATTTTTTGTTTAATATTTTTCTTAGAATCAAAGGCCTCTTCCTCTTCGTCATTCGCTTTCATTTTCCATAGTTCAGGGGCACATAGTTTGAAATTAGGAGTGGGGTTTGCTTTGTACCACGCGACTTGAGAGTTAAGTTCGTTGCTTGAACTGTTGTTACAGATCACGAGACATTCAAAGTTTTCGGTACATTGGTCCATGACTTGGCAAAAGGATTCAAACGTTGGAAACATGCCAGCATAATTTTCATAAATACGCTTTCGGTTTGCAATATAAGGTTCTCTTAGAATAAAAACATAGTCCACGTTAGTACGTAACTGAGGTGGAATACCGAGAGGATATTGCATGGTAATAATGAGCATAATTTTCCAGTGGCGTCCGTTCATGAAAATCATACGCATCAATTCATTTTTAGACCACGAATTATCATAAAGACAATCATCTAAAATAACAAAGGTCCGCGGGTCAATAGAACATTTTTTATAAAGATCCATTTGAGTTTTTACCTGTTTTAAAACCTGTTTTTGTCTCAGCAAAATATTAGAGATAATTCCCGTTTCAAATTTAGAATGAATAAGAACCGGCGGTACATGGTTTGAGTAAAACTGATTGGCGCCTTCTGTGCCGGATATAACCGTACCTATCGGTACATCTCTTTGATGATATAATAGATCGCGAACCAAAAAACTTTTACCTGTGTCTCGTCTCCCGATTAAAACAATAACGGGTCCTTTATTTTCATCTTTACTAAATACGATACGTTTCATATCAAATTTTTTTAGTTCTAGGGTCATTACATTATATAAAGAGAACATCGCATAGTTCGCTACGCGAATAAATGGGTTAAAATATCGCGAATTTTTTATATTTAAAACTAAATGATTAACGATTATGAATCATCTAATTATACAATCTATAATCCCTTATACGACTCTGTAGGAATTACTCCAGAGTCTTCAGTAAATACCTATACTGAAAAAATAAATTACAACGAATATGAATTTGTAGATAGGGACGGAAATACTAAAAAATGCTTTAAGAAGTTTATTACCCTAGTGGATTATGTTAAATTTCTAATAGGGAAATATAAAAACGATGTTTTGGTTCTCCCTTCTTTAGAAGGCAAAAAAGATGACCTATTTCAGGAAACGATCCATTCTCCACACAATTATGCCTATGTTGATAATTGTTTCTATTACTTAACATCGGCTTTAAAGAAGAAGGGGTTTTTACACGGAATGGAGGTATACGACAGTTATATATGTATTAAAAAGGACGTGGAAATTAATATTGCAGACGACTTTGAATACATTTGCGATACTAAATTCTTTAACGATAAACTAAACAACCTATTTTATTTTAAGGATGGAACCATTACAGATATTTTAAAGAACAAAGGAATGGAATCTATTGAAATTTCCGAGGAAAACATAGAATTAGATATAGAAACACTTGAAATAGAATCTATAAAGTCAGAAGATGAAAACAAAGATGAATGTGAAGAATGTGAAGAAAAAGAAATAACGGAATTAGATGAAGTTGAATCAGAATGTTCTGTAAAAGACAGTGATTCGGAAATGAGTTTTACAGATGAAGAGGTTGAAGAATCGGAATACGAAACGGTATCCGAGGAAAGTGAATCTGAATCTGAAATGGAGTCTCAAGAACAAGACCTTATTTTAGTAATTAAAGAAATGCCCGTACAAGTTGTCTCCATAGAAAAATGTGAAAATACGCTGGACTCGCTTCTTGAAAAGAATGATGTTCGTATGGAGGAATTAGAAAGCGCAATGTTTCAGGTGATTGCCATGTTGTATACCTATCAGTCTATTTTCAAGTTTACTCACAATGATCTTCATACGAATAATATTATGTATGTAAATACAGAACTGGAATTTTTATTTTATAAAATAAATGGAATACATTACAAGATTCCGACATTTGGAAAGATTTATAAAATAATTGATTTCGGACGTTCTATTTATACGGTAAATGACAAGGTTTTATGCAGTGATAGTTTTTCGGAGAATGGCATGGCTCACACCCAATACAATTTTGAGCCATTTTTTAATCCAAAGAAGCCGGTATTGGAACCCAACTACAGTTTTGACTTGTGTCGTCTTGGTTGTTCTATTTTGGATTTTATTATTGATGATTTAGATGATATTGATAAATTCAGACAGATTCCGGTGTACGACCTAATTATTTCTTGGATCTATGATGATAACGGAAAAAATATTTTGTATAAGAAAAATGGGGATGACCGTTATCCCGAATTTAAGTTATACAAAATGATTGCGCGAATTGTACATAACCATATGCCATTAAAACAACTAGATCACGAGTGCTTTAAAAAGTATGTCTCGGAATCAAATCCGAACATAATGGATATAGACGATTTAATAAAGAGTACGAAAAGGGTTTAAAACCCCGGTTCATTATTGAAGACGGGAGTCTTTACATTTGCAGAATTAAAATAATTATTTTTTGCGTATAATACTAAACAAGATATTACGGTAATAATCATAGAATCTTTGAATACATTAGGGTACTCCGTCTTATTTATTTTATTTATCGCGAGTTCAACAATGAAATAAATTAAACCTATCGCAGTTGCTATATATACTTCTTCCATTTTAAAATACTATTCCAAAAAAATATAGTATTTTAAACGATTCTATAATTCTACAATACCAAGGTCAATGGTGGGTTCTAAATCAGAAAAGTTCATTGCGTTGATAGGTACATCATCACCAATGATAAAACCATCTTCTTCTGGGATATCAAAACTTTCTATAGAAGGATTGAATGAAATAGACTGTCTTGATTCTGGTTGAGAGATGGGTTCAAACACCGGCTCTGGTTGAGGAACGGGTTGAGACACGGGTTGAGGCACAGGTTGAGGCTGTGGCATAGGCATCGGCTTGTCATCAAATTTAATTGCTTCGCAAACATCCTTTGGTTTATCCTCTTTTGGTTTATCATCTTTTGGTTTTTCGTCCTTTGGTTTATCAACCTTGACTTCAATCTCGGACGACTCGTCCATGTATTGTCTCAGCAAGGACTCAATAGGAATTCTATCGCGGATCGTATTCATGATGCAGGTTTGCACTAAAAGCTCAAACTCGCGAACCCTCTTTTGTTTTTCAAGGCCGCTAATTTCAAGTTCAAAGAGGTAAATGGTGGAGTATAATTTGCGAGCGATGTTAGTGTAAATATTGTGTACAAAAATACCGAAATCAGGAATGTCAATGTTTATTTTTTTTGATTCGTTTCCAACACGAACACAACTCAAAATTTTAAGTTGGATAATATGAACACACACCATCAAGTCTTCTAAATAATTACAGTTGCATAATTTAACAATTCGTTCCCTTTCAGTATCAATGAGTTGTTGATTCCACTTTGGAATTCTTGTTAGCAAGTTCTGAAAGGTCATTAAGTATTTTTCGGGTTCCTCATTGGTTTCGCATAAAGCGACAGATTCATTAAAAATAGAACGAAACCCGTCCATTATATGTGGAGTAATGTAGTTCATAAGAAGAATAGACCATTCATTTTTGGAATCTGATAATAGGTTTGAGGTATTGTCTTCCATATACAATTTTTAAATAAAGAAAATAGAGTTCCAAAACGCATTGTTAATTAAAATATTCTAAAATATAATAAATAATCCAAATCTCATTTTTGAGTTCCCTGCAAATTTTTTCATAATTAAATCTCATCTTCAAATATTTATCAGAATCATCTTTATAGTATTCCATCAACATATCCCCGTAAATCCCCTTATTATATAGTTTTGTTGAAAGTTCTATATTGTTCTCTTCTTTCAACAACTTTTTTATATTCTGGCTCCATTTTACGGGCTCTTGTTCGGAATTTATTTTGGGTATAAAAATATGAATAAATCGTGAACATATAGGGTTCAAAAGCCGATCGCGATTTGAGGTGACAATAAAAAAACGCGTGGTCTTACTATAAATCTCAATGCATCTTCTTAGAGAATATTGTGCATCAATGGTTAGATTTTCGGCATCATAAAGGACAATACTTTTGAAAAAAACTCTATTACAAGTTTGCTGCTTTGCAAACTCTTTGATTTCGTCTCTTATGACCTTGATTCCTTTGAAAGTCGCGCATTCTAAGAACATGCAGTATTGTTTTCTTTCTTCCAAAGAATAGATATGGTTTAAAAGGTAGTTCACCGCTTTACGCTTACCAGAATGAACTTCCCCATAAAATAGAATATGTGGAATATTTTGGGTTTCGTTTAATGTTTTAATTAAACTGTCTAAAATTTTCATATAATAGATAGTTTAATATATACTCTTTATATAATGAAAGTAATTAAAATTTTTTTATTAAATCAACCCGTAACAAAAAGAAATATACAAGATTCATTAAACATGTGTTATGACAACATTGCATTTTCTACATTTCCCTATATTATGTATAAAATAAAATCGTCTCTTGCCTCTTTGGAACGTTATAATTCTGGTAATTGTATTGCATTATCGTCTTTTTTACAAAAATACCTAAAAAATAATTATGGTATTGTCTCGTATATTATTCCTGCAAGTGTCCCGAAAATATATCAAATAGAAAACAGCCCCGAAATATGTCACGTGGCTTTATTAATACCTATCTCAACTCATTCCTTTTACATTATAGACCCGGCCTTTTATTTTATGGAACCGATCCTGTGCGACTTAAACGATCCCGTTATAAGAAGAATTGACACCATGAATATTCATTCAAAGGAAGTACTCGGCATAAAATCGCAACTGGTAAATGCTTCTGCACCCGGTCTTATTCCTCAAACCCTAGGATGTAAATGTTGGTACGAATCCACCCCAGATGACCCGTGGTTTTATTATACAAATGAAGTAATGGACGCAGACAAATCAATCGGCGGACATTTCATAAGAAATAAACCCGAGCCCTTTCTATGTAAGACCCGTGTTTTAGAAAACGGTCAAATATATAAAGACTATCATTTAAAAATGGACGAACATCAAAACTTAACCATTATTAAAAATTATGTGGAAATTTATAATGGACCAATTCATAAAATTCCACAAAAATTGCAAGATGAAATACATACCAAACTATTCAAATACTTAAGGCATTTAGGCGACTGAATAACTAGGCCACGCTATGTAAAGGTTGTGTATAAGGATTTGATTTAAATGCTTTTAATAGATCAGATGAACGATAGTCGTCATTAACATTGTAATATTGTGAAGGAGTAGTGGTGTTTTCGCCTAACAATCTGTTATCGGGAACTTGTGATATTCTGGCGCTTGAATATGGAACATAGTCATTGGTTTGTTCCTTTTTATTTAAAGTATAATTATTCTGAGTGTTGTACTGTTTTGCATTACCATTTGGAATTCTATTTTCAATCGGTTTTTGTATGTTTCTTTGATTGTATTCTGCGCTGTATGACTTTGTTTTAGCCATACCAATTGCATTTCCGTAAACTTCATTACTGGTTGTTTGTCTTTGTGTATCCTCTAAATAAGGATTTGAAGTCAAATAACCCGTAGATTGCTGCCTCTCCATCGTTAAATGGTTCTGTCCTATTTTTTCTACATCCATTTCTCTGTTTGTCGCGGAAAGCATTTCACGCGGATTAAAGACCATGGGCTTGACGCAACCCTTTAAATAACCACCCTTGGTGTTTTCTGTGTTTGGCTTTTTAGTATGTTTCAATGTTTTTACAATAGGGTCAACTACATTTGCCAAAAAGATCCCGCGCACGTTTCCGTAATAGTCTTCATTCGTGTCACGGTTATTTGTAAAAGATTTATAACTATCCTTTCCGTAATTTTGTGCCGTAGTTGGGTTGGCGCCTTGAGGAGTCATGTTTAAAACCGTATCTGTTCCTAATTGTTGTTTGTGGACGTTTATGTTTCCCTTTTCAGTATAACCCATGCTTTCAGAAGACATTAAGCCGTAGTATTCTACGTTAGTTGTCTCGCGCTGTTCCTTTGTTAACATTTGAACTGGAGTAGACATGGGTTTCTCCATACCACCTGGAGCACCAAAGGCCTCAACCATATCATTTACGTGAAAGGTATCGGGTCCCTTTTTCACAAATTTTCCCATTAAATTTTGGTCGGATGTTACCTGTTTTGGATCATAAGCAGGCGCAGTGTAATTGTTTGCATAACTAGATTTAGGATTATTCGTCGCTCTCAGAGCATCTACTTCCTTTGGTAAAGTTTTGTCTCGGTCTGCCGCGGACCAGTTGAAGCCAAGTTCGCCCTTGTTGTCTCTAACCTTTTCCCACGGAGTCGTGTTTGCCTTCCTTAAAGATTCGTTCACCCGAGACAAGAAAAATTCGCTTTGATTTTGGTTTCCAAAAACATTTTGTACGTTCTGTTCGGGTTTGAAAAGAGATGATATTTCTCTTTTGTCAATGGTCAAAGACCCGGCGCCGGTATAACTATCCATACGTTGGCTGTCAGGAGTATAATGTCCGTAAGATTTAGAATTATAAAACATCGCCATGTTGTTGTGACTCATACCTTCAGCGGGTACCTTATTTCCGGTAAGAGAATCGTACTGTTCCATGTTGCTTGAGACATCATTTATCTTTACTTCATTATTGTTTAGATCCTTTAATTCATCTCCAGTCTTTTCATTTCTCTTTTTACCTAAATAATATTTATCTTGATATTGAGAATAATCTCCTTCATTGTTCATTGCAATTTTACTATCTGCTAGTTTGTTGTAATAATTCGTGGTGTTATCCTTTAACAATTGATACGGAGCATCAACCGGCGTATCTTCAAAATTTTCCTTACTTTTATCATTAGACATTAAATACAAAGCGCCTACAATAACAAGCGGTATAGCAACTTGAGCCATTATTATATAATATATATTTTAATAATACGGGGATTTATAATAATCTTTTTCTACCATTCGTGTAGGACAATTATTTTCAAACCCCAAAAATAGGTTGGCCTGCGGGTTTAATGGTAAATAAGCGTATTGTGCCTGAGGCTTCTCGCGGAATGTCCATGCAGGTAAGGAACTCCGTGTCTCGTCTACACCAAAATCAGAGGTTCCATAAAACTTTGAACGTGTATCCACTTCCTTATAGGGCTCTCTATAACGACTGTGCTTGACATTATCCCTTAAGGCTTCGTTTACAAGAAATGAATTGGTCTGTAGATTTGCGCCCCATTTTTGTAAACGAATATTAATATCATCAATATAAGGATTTTCTAAACCATTTCCAGGGACATTCAAATGATAAATTCCTATATTTGTAGATTCAAGTAATTTTTTTTCAATTCGTGCAGGATCATCATGAAAACGTGTAAATGCCATTATATATACTATCCTAAATAATTCGGACGTTCCATCGTTGTTTGATAAGAAGGTGGAATGATTAAGGGTAATTTATCAAAATAGGAAATCTCATTTAAATTGTTCGCTCTAGGATCAACAGAAAAAGACTCTCCCTCTAAATTGGTCGCGCGAATTCCACGCAACATGGACTCAACCTCTGTCATATTGGAATGTTCAAAATACATTTTGGGGTTGGGTCCATTCTTAAATAAGGCAGGGAATTGGTGTACTCCAGCGCCTTGATAATGTAAATACTCATTCATTTTTTTATCCTTTAATTTTTCAAGTTTATAGTCTGAAGGAGTGTTTAAATTTCTCGTAGATGCCATATATTATTAACATTTATTATTTGATTTGTATATATCTCGCGTATTTGCACCGGTATACCACGATGACTCTACAGTGCTAACCGTGTTTCCAATATTTTTATTATTAAGAGGGTATCCGTCAATGTTTAAAAAGGCCATTTCGGACATTTGGACCACGCTTTTTTTGTCCTTAAATGTCTCGCCGAACTTTAGTTCATTCTCTGCACCCACATCTACATTTCCTCTTCCTAGAAAGGGAAGACTTAAATAAGAACGTTGGTGTAAAGAAACCTTTACGTTGTTTGTAGTATTTTTACTTCTTGTTAAACTAGTGGATTCTTCTACATTGCAACCAAGAGGGCCTACGCCATGGGTACCTGTAACCATAAGTCTGGGCTGTTGAGTAGAAATATCTAATGCCCCATTACAATCATACGTATACGGGTTGTATAAATTATAATTAGAAAGATGCTGGTTCATAATAGATTTCTGAGACAAGGTTGAACTATCATCGCCAGTTCTGCTTAAATTATCAAAATAAAAATCAACAGTGGTCATATTATAGTTTTAAAAGATAATTAATTTAAGTTAATACTTTTTTAAGGGTTTATCGGAAGGAAGTGTCCCAAATAAGTATCCTAAAAAGTCTCCGTATTCGGTTTGTCCTACACTTGTTACAGGATTAGTATAAAAAGGTCGCATGGACTGTTCAAATTCAAACTTATCTCCTAAATTAGAAAATATATTTCCAATATCCGCATTATCTTTATTTTCTTGAAGAATAAAATTCTTGGCGTTTTCATTAATATTATCTTCTACTTGTTTATCGTATTTAGGGGCAACCCTATCCGGTTCCTTGTATTTGTACTCGGGTAATAATAAATTTTGAAGCGGGTTATTGCTGGTTATTCTCTGATACTTTTCTACATCAGTAAATCCCTCTTTTTTCCCTGATTTATGAATAATAACAATTACACCTAGAATGATTAATCCTAAAATAAAAATGATATACCTGTTAAAACATACATATCCAATTAAAGATAACAAAATCACAAGTCTAGAAATCGCATTAAGTTTTTGATTTGTATCCATATTTGAGTACACCCATATTTCTGTGATGTATTGAGAATCAAATAATATACTAGGGTTGTCTGCCCAAAATTTCATATAGTATAGTTATTTATATTTTTATATGTTTCTTTTTCTTTTTTCCCTTACTTTTCTTTGGCTTTGTACCGTCTACATTTACCACAAAGGTGTCCTCTGCGGTTTGGGTCACTTTAACATCCTCAGGGATCTTTGATTTTGCCCTTTCCTCTCTCTTTTTATTTAAACGTTCCTTTGTCTTAGACATTTTAAGACTTTCTTGTAATTTATTCGCCATGCCCTTAAAATCCATCTTCCCTCCCATTCCCATCTTGCTCATCATTTCCTTCATACCAGGCATGTCCTTCATTTTTTCCATAATTTCTTTCGCTTCTTCCAAAAGTTCGCTTTCCTTTAAATCGCCCTTTTTGATTTTATCTTCAAGTTTCCCGCCAATATTTTTGACAAGATCCATAATCTTTTTAGGGTTTTTCATTAGCGAACTCATGAATTCCTCGGGGTTTTCAATGTCACCGAGTTCCTTGGATGCTTCAGACGCAATTTCTTTCGCTAAACTACCGATCTTACCGTTCATAAGGCCATCTAAATGCGACTTTATTTTTTCGCCGTCCATAAAATCGCCAGATATGTCGCCAATATTACTTGAAAAATCGGTGCCAAATAGGTTTTTCATTTCATCCATAGATTCCATTATTTTTTTATGAAGATCTTCTTCTTTAATCGCTTCAAATAGTTTGCTAGTATCTCCAAAGGATTCTTTGGTGTCAACTTGTTCTACCACTGAAAATAAAAGCAACTGCAGATATTTCCAAATGGTCTTTTTCGTTTTTTCAGTTACATTCTCGTTCATTAATATGGTAAAATCAATATTAGGTAATAAAAAGTTTGGCTCTTTAAATAAAGTCATATTCTCATAAAGTAATTCAAAAAATATCTTGGGATAAACTTCTGAACAATGCGCAAAAATTTCATCATCAGATATTTTTAAAGCGTCCTCTAACTCCGGAAAAGTATTCAATAAATCCATTTTAAATTCTAAAATAATTTGTGAAAACTTTTCGTTCGCCTTTTTTTCGGTCATTGTATATTGGGTTGCCTTTTTTTTATATGTTTTATTCGTTATTAATTATGGGCCACGCCTGATAAAATGGGTGGGGGGTTTACGAGGGTCCTCTCGCGCTTTTGTTAGAAAGAATTCAATAACTGCGTTTTCAAGTCGTTGTGCTTCATCACTAGTTATTGGTCTTAATGTAGTAGGATCTATAGCAGCCTGTAATCTCTCTCCTGCTTTAGTTCTTTTTCCATCTCTTGTTGCTTGAGCAACAAGGGCAGCATCTCGTATCTGCCCGTCGTTTGTTAAAACAAAGGGTATTTCATCTGGAACAACAAATCCTTTAAAAGGGTCAAAATATACTAAAATTGGAGGTTTATTGGGATCACTAGAGGTAAGTGTCATTTGATTCAAACTTGTCATTCCAAAACGCTGATAAAAATCAACAGTTGCCGGAACTGTTATAGCCTCTAAATAAATTATTCTATCATTCTTTCCTTCTGTAGGATTGAATAAATTATATAAACCTTCTAACATGAGAGAACCTGTAAAAAAGTGGTAGCCTACTGTTTTATCTGATAAATAAGTAAACAAATGTACGTAAGTATATGTGTATCCGACAAAAGTATCAAACTCTGGTACAAGTCGTACATTACCAGAATCCACAAAATCAGTTGAATTTCTTGTAGCGATTTCTTCAGAGCAGCATAAAACTCCATAGATTGAACCTGTTGGAAGGTTTGGTAGTTGATCGTGTGCTTCAAATTTTGTAGTACCGTCCTCAATTGTTAATAAAAAATAGTGGGGTAAAGTAATAGAATTTTTAAATTGAGTGTCTGTAAATCCTTGGGAAAGATATTTAACTGACGGAGGTAATCTACTTATTATACCAGGTACTATAGGAGATAAAGGATTGATATGATTATCATTCAAATAAACAACAGTTAGGGGTACAAATTGACTGCTGTTATATTTTATTTCAATGTAGTCTTTTTCAGTCGTAAACCTTCTCGCAATTTCTGGGTCGTGTGTATATAATACAAATCTTAGTGGCGATTGATATTTAGATACACTTAAATAAGTCTTTAATTCTGCATTGGATAAATTTTCTGCTGATGCTGAACTAGGTTGCCTGCTTGCTGCTCCTGCTGATGCTGAACTAGGTTGCCTGCTTGCTGCTCCTGCTGCTGAATGAAAACTTTCTAACTTTTCACTAAGTTGCCTTTCTAACGTTTCACTACGTTGACTGTCTAATGCTTTAACTGATTGTAAAGAGATACTTCTTTTTAGTTCTTCTGCTGTCACTTTTCTTTGTAATGGACGAGGTTGTAAATAGGCCAAAAGACCAGGTGGCATTATTTCTTCCTTAAAATCTGGATCTAGATCTTCGTCTTGACTATTATACCCTTCAGTTTCTGTATTGCTATTTACTGTACCTTGAGATTTTATAGTTCCATTAACTTTATGTTTTTTTTCATTTGTATTTTTACTTCTAATAGCTAAAAATTGTTCAACAGTTATACCCATAATTTTAGCCATAATTTTAGCCATATTTCTAGTCATAGGTCCACCTCCACCACCTCCACCTCCTCCACCTCCTCCACCTCCTCCACCTCCTCCACCTCCACTATCCATTCCACCTCTCATATTTCCATTTCTACCTCTCATATTTCTACCTCTAGTTTTATTTCTACCTCTACCTCTAGTTTTACTTCTAGTTTTATTTCCACTTTTAGCCCTACGTCTAGTTCCGTGTATCATTATATTAAACCTATATATTATGTTCGTTTAACCTCTGGAAATTCGGAATTTCTCATTTGTTCTATATCCTCCATAGAATACTGCATTTTAGATTTTTTGTCACCTTCTACTACTACAGGTACGTGTCCGATAGAGGGTCCGTCTAATCCTGAATAATTGTACATTTGTCTCATCCCTCCATTTCCTTGAGGCGCTAAATCTTGTGGACCGTCATCAAGAAAACTAAAATAATCGCTCATTACGCCACTGGACTTAAGAGAGTCTTTTCCTAAATCAAACGGGTTTGGTTCAGAGTAAATCATGGTCTTTTCTTCATGAATTGTTTTTGATTGCGGTTTAATATAATCAAGTATTTGACTCCCAGAAAGAATTTCGTATTTTGGTTTTAATAACAAGACAGGTACGCGATTGATCATGGGAGGCATTTGAAATTCTTTGCCGTTAGGCAATAAAATATAGGTAATGTTATCTCTTACAACACGTTTATCAATACATATATAAACAAACTTTGATTGAAAACCTCCTTTATTTAATTCTTGCATAATAGAAGCACTATGTTTGCAATAATTACTAAAATAAAACTCATGTTTGGGGGCGTTCATTAACTATAATCTATTTTATTTGATTGATTTTTTAACACATAAAAATTGATTTATATTTAAATGTTGTATTGTATATAATAAAATGGAAGTAAAAATCTTAAACGTCAATGAAAAGGGTGATATGCTAGAGTTTGAGATACACAATACAGATGTAAGCGTGGTAAATTCATTGCGGCGTGTAGTGTTAACTCAAATTCCGATGCTTGTGTTTCGCGGGTTTCCACACAAAGAGAATCAACTTACCTTTCACAAAAACAAAACAAAGTTTAACAATGAATATTTGAAACATCGTATTCAGTGTATTCCTGTTTATGAAAGTGACGAGTCTAAGTTTGAGAACTTTGTACAAAATTATTGTGTAAAGGTGAATGTGAAGAATGACACCAATGAACTAAGATATGTTACGACAAAAGATTTTAAGTTATTTAACAAGGTATCAGGAAAGCAGATTGACATTGCAGAAAGTAAGCGGTTGTTTCCACAGAATCCTTTAAGCGCCGATCATATTCCTATTTGTGTATTAATGCCTAAAATTTCGGAGACGGATGAGGCAGAAGAGATTTCCTTGACTCTCAACTTTATGATTGGAACATCTAAAGAAGACTCGTGTTGGAATACGGTTTCTAAATGTTGTTACTTTAATAAAGAAGACGAGCAAGAAGTCAAAAAGGTTTCAAAGGGAGTAAAACCTGAGGATTTGGACGATTTCCTTATCTTAGATGCACAGAGGATTTACGTGCCCAACCAGTTTATCTTTAAAATAAATAGCATTGGAGTATTTGAAAACAAGGAAATTATCGTAAAGGCGAGCCAATATATCATAGATGGACTCACGGATTTTAAAAATTTCCTCATTCATAAAACGAAGTTGTCCGTGGAAACAATTGGTCCAGCAGAACCGTTTGGAATTTTCAAGGATGAGACAAGCGATAAAGAGGTCTATTATGTTCGGCTTGACCAGGATGATTATACGATTGGTAAACTATTAGAGAATCATTTGAATTTATGGTATAAAAAGGACATTTATTACATCTCTTTTAAAAAGGATCATCCCCATGATACGCACTGCTATGTTTCCTTCGCCTATCGTAATGTGGTAACTTTTGAAACAATCATCGGCCATTTAGACGACGTTGTCACTAGAATTATACAAATGTATGAAACGATTTCCGGTAATTTTACAAATAAATAAAATAAAATCTATATTTAAATGATAGAATATGGTAATATTATTAAAATTGTTTCTTCAGAAGATTACGATAATCAACTTTTTTTTGTAAAACGTATTGCTTCCGATAAATTAACCTTATTAAAAGCAAACGGCCAAGAAGTAACCATCCCCATAGATAAAATAGAGGAGGTTATGATTGTCTATGTACCCGAGGAAAAAGGATTTGTAAACCAGTCTCATTTATCAGTAGGACAATGGGTAGAAGTAGAGTTCAAATCTAAAACGAAGGATGTCGTACAAGGGCGAATTATAAAAATAGATGCAAATTTACATGTTGAAACTGCGAATGGTATTTATTACATACCCATTGAATATGGATTGCCTGAAAATGTAATAAGCGTGAGAGAGATCCTTGAAAAAGAAGAAGAAGAAGAAGAAGCGAAGGGTGAACCAGATGTTGAGACACAAGAATCAGAAGAACCAGAAGAAAAAAAAGAAGAAGAAGAACCAGAGGACATTATTGAACCAGACGAGGTGATAGAGGAAGAGGTACTAGGTTCTATAGAGGTAGAAGAGGGACAAGAGAATCTATTTTTTACGCTTGAACAGCAAAAGATTGATTTGTTAGAACATTTATTAATCAATGTTGAAGAAAGCAAACGAAGTGTATTTTTGATGAAAAAAATGTATAACATCATTCAACGTTACAAAGAATTGAAAACAAGTTATACGTCTTTTGACGACGGCGTAAGAGTTCTAAGATTACCACAAAATCAATTCCAGGAATCCTTTATAAAAAATGTAAATCCTTTGTTTGTACCCGTTTCAGACAAGGTAAAAATTAAACTAGTTGATGTTTCAACTGAAAAAGGGTCAGAAAAATCATATTATTATAAAACAGACGACATAAATGAGACACTCTTTCAAGACCCGCCTCTAAAAAATGGACCCTTTTCAGAATATCAAAAGACACTTTTGAAACCATTCAACTCCCTTGTCACGGAAACCAATTATGATAAGCACGAATTTATGAATAAAAACAGAAAGGAGGTTTACCTTCTTAATGAACTTCTTAAAATACCAATAAGCGAACCCTTTGTCTCGGACTCCGTCATAGTACAACCTCGGATTTATTTACACTATAGTTTAAGAGATCAACAGAATTCAAACATCTTACTAAGGTGCAATCTATCAAGAAACCCCTATTACGAATTAATGTTTAGAAAAGAGAACGAAATAAATGTAGTCAACGTAGACGATTCTTTTAAGGCTTCGTGCGAATTATTTAACAATGAAATAACATGGTATAAAAATGACTGTGCTACCTATCAAGAGTACGTTGAAAAATTGTTACCTTCCTTTGAAGACTTTATAAATTGTTATTTGAACACCAAGTTTTTGAACTTCTCTCAAGTGTTAAAAGAAATGGAGACCTTGCAAATAGACAAGTTGAATAAAACAACCTACGATATCCTGTTTGAAATACTAAAAAAGAATATTAATGACTTTTACAGAACAGAATTAGAAAATCGTAAATTAAATACGCGCGAAAAGAAACAGCCCCCTATTCTCAAAGATATGACCGTCATCGGCGCTCTATTAAGAGACTACTATCCTCTAAAAAATGAGTACTTTTATTCTATTAGTGAAGTATTTAAATCCGGTCTGATTGACTGTTATCATTATTATGCTTTACAGACAACTCAACAAAATGTCAAAGTACTGGATTCAGAGATAGAACAAATGATGGAGAGTATAAAAAAGGAATTTGAAAATCCGCAAAAGGAGCGGGTCTACAAACTATACGAGACAGACCAGCAACGAAAGAATGACGAAAATAAGATAGTATTACAGGATATCCCGTGGGAAAAAGGCGTCATAAGTGCTGGCGAACTCTTACATAGAGAATTGGTGAAACGAAACTCCTTGTTTACTCTAGAAGATGTTCTTGTAAAACTTAGAAAGGTGTGTGAAAAGAATATAGATCAAATAAAGCATCAATTTGACAAAAATGATATACAATTTGTAAAGGAGTTTATCATACGGTATCAGATTATGAAAAATCAGCGCGCTGATGTACTTGAAACCAAGAAGTCGTTTACTTGGAACGGAAGCGCGTGGATACCTCTGAATGATGAGAGTTGTCTCACCAAAAATTTGGTACGAATCAAGGGCGACTGTCAAGAAGTAAATAAGGATAAGGCATTCAAGGAACGAATCAACGAGATGATCAACAATTTTGAAACGGACAAGTTGAGAGAAAAGGAACTAAAAAAAGTGAAGATAGATGATGAAAGTCATTTGTCTCGTCTTCGTTCGCTTCAATTAAAACATTTAAAGGTTGACATGAAATATCACACAGAAAAATATAATTATAGAGCCCTAGAACTACAAAAGGATAACATCCCTCAAGACATATCGCCCTATTTAGAGTTGAGAGGTAGAATACTGAAAGAACCCGTCTTATCCAATAAATACAAGGCCCTGCAATTGTTTATAAAAAATTATACAAAAACGGGTGAAGACCCGCATTGGTTTTACTGTATTGAATCAAATGTTAAATTACTTCCAACCTTTTTGCTAGAATTGTCAGACGCCTTTTTGAAAACAAATACTTATCCCGAGACCCTGCAAATGATTTGCGACCGTCAAGGAGAATTAAGTGATAATTTTGATTACTATGTAGATAAGTACAGTGGTTATCCTATTAAGGCCATTAACTTTGACGATGAGGAGGACTATAACTCGGAAGGATTCAAAGATGTTTTCCACGAAGTTATAGAGAAGGAGGAAGAATTTGTAGAGGAAAATCCAAAGGATAAAATGGTAAAGAATGCGATAAACGCGCTACTATCCTATAGCGGCGTTTTAATAGAAAAAAAATACACGGACGAATTGTTTGAATCGGTCACGAAGTCGGTTTCTCTTACGTTAAACACGGGTAAAAGTAAGAATGAAAACAGTATCATTGTTTATTCCGTTATGGCGCACTGTTTCATTTTCATACAGACTTTGGTCGGAGATGTGAAATTTTCAAAACCTTTCCCCAATTGCGTAAAATCTTTTGAAGGATATCCACTTGACGCAGAGGATAAAGTCTATAAGGGTCTTAAATATATGTGTTGCATTGTAAAAGAAATATCGCGTAAAACAGAACCGTGGGAAAGTGTAAAGGGTACAAAGATAGAAGTAATGCTTGAGACCTTGGTAAATTATACCAAACAATTTGTATTGCCTATAAAAGAAGTAAATGATAAATTAATTGCGAAGCGAGAAGTAAAGGTAGTAATAAAGGAACATACAGAAGAATATAATTGGTCTTTATTCTATCCAAGATTAAATGTAATCAGACCCATTCAAGAGTTATCAGAATCTCCTCTTGAAAAAATAATGGCATTGTCTTTTATCATTCAATCTAAGATAAACGCCCATATTTCAAAACAGTCTGCAATCCTAACCAATAGTCTTAAACAACCTTATTTAATTAATACATGTTGTCAAAAGAACAACGATGTCTTTCAATATATGGTTGAGAATGCGAAACTTACAGAGTTAGACGAGGTGTTTGCAGTCAAATATAAGATGGATAAAAAGAATGAAATGCAAAAAATAAATCACATGTACTGTGCAATTCCTACTAAAATGATGCATAGGAATGTCTCGGCTTCCTATGAAGAGTCCGTTATTTATAGAGGTGTTATCCGGTGGTTTATGTTTGATACCGAGTTGGCATTTCCTGAGAAACTTAAAAAATATGGTATTGTGAAGCCGCCAGATTACAATAAAAAGGATAAAATAGCAGAAAAGATCGCAAAGATTAAGAATTTTAAACCGGTGCCCGAAGAGGTTTTTATAGAGATTATAAAGGATATATCACATAAAATAGATAGGAAAATCGTGGAGAAGGTCCATAAGGTTTCTGTAAAGAATCAGATGGATGAATGGATCAAAGATAACAAGGCCAAGGAAGTATACAATTTCTGTGGTGAAGAGACAAATAAAAAAATAATAAATATATTAAGTCAAATACCAAAGGCAGACAAAAAAAGGACAGAAGCGTGTCTACGATTCAATACTCTTTTTAGGAATAATAAAAAGAATGATTTTTTACCGGAAAATCTTGAACATTTAAATTTTATGAATCACATCCTATTAAACAAAATTAAATCCTTGTTATTTATCTTCCCAGAAAAGATTAAAAATTCCAAAACAAATTATACTATTCCCAGACACTGGGACCTAGATAAAAAGCATATTATGGAAATAAAGCAAAACATCTTTAATTATTACAGGACCATTGAGACCTTTCATAAAAACGAGGATCTCCTTTTTAATTTGAATAAACTAAATCAGGTGTCAGATTATGATGATTTTAAAAGATGGATTACCTTACCGATTCATAACCAGAAGATGAAAAATGACATTTATTACTATATTTTTGTCTCCATCTTTCAACATTATATTTTATTAAAGTCTCCTAAAATGAATGAATACATAAAGGTAGTCATCGCCCACTTTGTAAGCGAGGATTCTACGGCACTTAACTTTGACAATCAAAAAATAGAATACATTTCGGATATGGCAAAAAAATCCGAGACACAGATTAAGACCGATGCATTGAAAAACTTATCGCGAGAGGCACGAAAAGCGCAAAACACATTAAAGGAACTCAAATTAGGAGAGTGGAATACAGGGTTGTCAAAAAGCATATTCAAATACGATAAATCATTGTACAATGAAGTATTTGAAGAGGCTAAAAAGATTAGAGAGGGCATGGATCTTGTAGACGAGGATAACTACGGAACTTACGGACTGGACGATGGAGAAAATATAGAGGGGTTTGATGGGGACGAATATTTTTAAATTAAAAGTATTGTCTATATTTAAATGGATATTAGTCGTCTTGTTATGATTATGTTTGTATATATATTATTATACTCCATCATTGTTATGGTAAGACCATCTTTTATTTACAATAACCAACACGATTACCTGAGACAATTTGGTGTAGGTTACAAAAATACTACCATCCTTCCATTGTGGTTGGTGAGTATATTACTCGCTATTTTTTCTTATTTTATTGTACTGTATTTCATGCATGTTAGATATAATTGTATATTCATAAATAGGTAAACTTAACTATTAAAAATTGCATTGTAATCGCCATTTTTAGTAGAGCAACCACTATTTAACAATGTATTTGTACTTATTAATACAGTAAGGGATCCAATTAATAAAAACCAAACAAAATAACCTACCGTATCTTTTAGAAGAATGTTATCGTGTAATTTGCTGATAAGATCGGGGGGAGCCTTTGTAAGAAGGTTCATTTGAATAAATTTTTCTAGTAGTTTAGAATTATAGTAAGGAATAGGATTATCATCGCTATCTTTAGTCGGAAGTTCAGCCCCATCCTTACCCGTAACAATTTTGCCGTTTTCGTCTACTGGTTTGCCCTGTTCATTTAATTTATAGAGTACAAAATCATCAGGACTCATTTCACTTATCAACATCGTTTTCCCCGTGTATATAGATTCTATGGCTCTTAACAAATCAATATTAGTGCCCGCGGCTGTTACAGCCTTATCTCTTTCTTCGGTTATCATAATTTGATTGATTACCTCATCTACTCCAAACATTTGCGCGGCTTTTAGACCGAAAGTATTTGAAAACGCGCGAAGCCATCCCGGGAAAGCAATAAGTAATCCACAGAACGATCCGAAAACGATGATCCAGGGCATTAAGGTTGCATACAAAGCAATACCTGCGTTAGCCTCTCCGCAGAAAGAGGGAAGAGAAGATAAATATATATTATTAACGAATTGCAAGATACACGCAAACGAAAAAAATATAAATATCCACATAAATTTATCCTTGGTAAAGTATTTGTATTTAAAAACAAAAAAAAGGAAACAAAATGATACATAATTTACAACAGATGTATTTGCTAAACTACTCAAATCTGACATAATGTATTATAGCGTTATATTTTTTACAATATTACTCTTTATAATATAAATGAAACCGTCTTTAGTAGAACCGTCTATTAAGTACATTTTAAACTCAGAATTAAAAACAAGCAGATATCATAAATTTCTTGAGAATAGTTTTTTATTTAATTTAACTCTATTTATTCTTTTTTGTTTACTTTTCATGTTTATCTGCTGGCTTTTTTATAAAGGAAACCAAGACCCTAATGTAAAAAAGGAAAGAGAACGAAAGAAAAAAGAATACATCATGTCTAAATTGCATACTTATCAGAAAATGAAGCAAGAAGTGT